GAAGCATAAGTCTAACAACTGGAAATGCTGATACGGCGGTGTGTGTGGCCCAGTCAAGCGGCGGAGGGAATAACACTGACATTGCAATCATAATCCCAAAGAAATCAATTGCTACAGCAGGGGACCACGGAACAGGTTTGTCATTTTCTGGTAACTTCAGTTATAAAATAATCTAAACTTAATACCCATTGTCACAAACATTAAGGACTAAATGAATAAAGAGTTACTACAAATAAGAGAAGAATGCGAGAACAGCTTAAAAGCTTATGCTCAGTGGGTATCTCCAGATAGATACTACGGAGACTTACATTTTGACTTATTTGATTATTTACAATACGGAGAAGGGAGATGTAAATTAGCTCTTGTTCCTCGTGATCACCAGAAGTCTTGGTGTGCTGCTGTATATGCTAGTTGGATACTGACAATCAAGCCTTGGGCGCGTATTAATTATGTCTCTTGGTCTGAATCTCTTGTTAATGCACAGATGACCTCTATACAGCAACTATTGTATAGCGAGGCTCATAGAGAGCTTTGGCCTGACCATTTAAACTTTGAGAAAGATCCTAGAAAGAACATGATGGTCCATAAGCCTACAGAGGGATGGAACAAGCAGAACTTCTATTTAGATCATCCTTCAAGAAAAGAGAGAATGGTACGTGATCCAAGTGTACGTGCTACTACAGCTAAGTCTGGTAACACAGGTATGCATTCCGATTACACAATCTTTGATGATTTGGTAACGGATGAGAACTGGGATACAGTTGCAGGAAAAGAAGACGTACTGAAGTGCTACAAGTCTTTCGCTAAGATTAATTCATCCGGTGGAGAGTTTGTAGCAGTTGGTACTAAGTATAGTGAAGATGACCTATACACTAAGATGCTAGACATTGAATACATGGTTAAAGGTGAGAAGTTCAAACGCTGGAGTGTGTTTGAAAGAGTAGTAGAGGACAGTTACAGAAGAACCGGAGATGGTACTTTCTGTTGGCCTAAGCAACAAATGCCTAATGGTGAATGGTATGGATTTGATGAAGAAGAACTAGCTATTAAGAAAGCTGATGCTTTGATTGATGGTGATCTAGGACTCTTCTTTGGTCAGTATTATAATGATCCCTCAGATGAATCGACTAACGTCATTAAGCAAAGTGACTTCAAGTACATGGACCTGAGACAGTTAGAGCAGACAGGGAAAGACTGGTTCTACGACGATAAGAAATTAAAGCTCTATGCTGGAGCGGATCTAGCATGGACAGACTCAAGCTCTCTTAACGCTAAGAGACAAGATTATACAGCAGTAGCAGTTATAGGAATAGATGAAGAAGGTTATATATACGTATTAGCCTTAGAAAGATTTCAAACAGATAAGCCAGAAGTCTACTATGAGAGAATCATAGAGATGTATGAATACTGGCAGTTCAAGAAGATAACAGTAGAGACTAATGCTGCTGGTAAGATTATAAAGAACTTCCTTGAAGATGAGATTAGAAGGAATGGCGGTAGATTAGAAGTTGATGGTAAACCACACACCTCTCATTCAGGTAAGAAAGAAGAACGTATAGCAACAGCTCTTCATTCTAGATATAGAAATGGGAGCATATACCATACAAAAGGTGGACTAACTAAGCTCTTAGAAGAAGAACTTAAGCTAGCTAAACCAGCACATGATGATTTAAAAGATGTACTAGCCATAGCAGTTAGTGAATGCGTAGCTCCCTTGAAGAGAAGGGGATTACAAAAGAAAACAGGAAATATCATACCGATGAGTAGATTTGGTGGACAACGTAGAGGAAGAAGATAATGGCTAAGAAACCAGTAAAGAAGGCAAAGCAAAAAGCGCAAGAAGTAGATGGTAGAACTGGTGCAGCTAAGACGTTTGGCTCTGTAGCTAGAAAACTATCTTCTAAACCTGCCTTCAAACAAGCAGTAGACCATAAACCATCAGCAAAGCGGTTAATAAACCACGTAAATAAGAATAACAGTGCGAAAACAGCAGGCTTACTAAAAGGCGCTATAAAGCAAACACGTAAACAACAGGGCGGTACTTCAAGTGAACAACTAATGAAGTCACTTTCAAAAGACTTCAATACTACAAGAACAAAACAAAAAAACGGTGAAGCCTTAATCACGTTAGACTCAGCTAAAAAAAGAGTTAAGGAGAAAGCAAGAAAAGGTCAGAAAGAGACTAAGGGAAGAAGATAGATGAGTGGAGAGACAAGCACAACCTTGAATGGCTTTACTTCCAATATGGACAAAGCAGCCTTTGTTACACAATTGTGGACTAGATTAGATGGTGCTCGTGATCCAGCTATTACCAAGTGGAGAGAAGTAGAAGCATACAGATATGCTACAGATACTAACTCTCTCCCTAACTTAGCAGGAGCTTTCACACATAGTACACATATACCAGTTGTAGCAAGTATAGCACAAGACTTAGAAGCTATTCTTTTACAGGTTGTTATGCCTCATGAGGATTGGTTTACTTTTGAGCCTATGGATGCTAATGCAGCACGTAAAGAACAACGTAAAGCTATTGTATCTTATCTGAAGAATAGACATGCTTTAAATGGTTATATAGACGAGGTAGCTAAACTACGCTCTGACTTAGTAACTTATGGCAATTGTTTCTCTCAGGTCTTTCATGCAAATGAATCTAAGGGAGATAGACAAGGGTACATAGGTCCGAAGGTAAGAAGAATTAGTCCTTATGACATTGTGTTTGACCCTACAGCAATGGACTTCGCTAGAACTCCTAAAGTGATTAGAGAAATTGTTTCGTTAGGTGAGTTAAAAAGAAGAGGTAACAACGGTACTCTTGATACAGAGACAGTAGATAAGCTCTTACATAGTAGGAGTAACTTTGCTAACTCTGATGCTGGAGAAGACAAGAATGAACAATACACGCCTCTAGGTTTTGGTACATATCAAGAATATATAATGAGCGGGTTCGTAGAGCTTTTATGGTTCTATGGTGATGTATATGATCCTCATAGCAATGAACTACATGAGTCTAAGATCGTAGTTGTAGCAGATAGCTCAATGGTATTACTAGAAGAAGACATTAGTACAGCGTCAGGAAACCCTCACATCTTCCAATCTACATGGCAGAAGCTCCCTGATAACTTATGGGGAATGGGTCCATTAGAGAATATCATCGGTATGAACTACCAGATAAATCATAGAGAGAACTCTAAGAGTGAAGGAATAGATAGAACTATATACCCTGATAAGGTTTATACAGGTGATGTAGAAGAGATGTATGATGAAGCTACAGGTCAAACTACTTTCTTAGCTCCAGAAGGAGGAGGTGTAGGAGAACTGTCTATAAACACTCAATTCTTATCAGCAGATCTACACGAAGATAGACTCAAGCACGATGCACGTTCAGCAGCACGCCTACCGAGCGATCTAACGGGCTTTCGCTCTCAAGGTGAAAAGACCCTAGGGGAAGTTACAGCGTTGACTGAGGGCGGTATGAGGGGCTTTGTGGACAAGGCAGCAGATTTTGAGAGAAGTTCATTAGAGAATCACTTAAAAGCAGAGATAGAACTAGCTTATGATAACTTCGGTGCAGCCTTTAAAGTCCCTAATAAAAGTGAAGCTGGTTTCATTGAGATGTTAAATATAACAAAAGAAGATTTAGCAGTTAATGGTATCTTAATTCCTAGAGGGGCTAAGAGATTTGCACGTAAGAACCAGATGTTAAGCACTCTAACACAGCTTTCAGCAACTCCTTTAGCTCAGGTTATTGGTCTGCATACATCAGGTAAAGGTGCTACAGAGCTTATCAACGAGCTTCTAGAGACACATGATACAGGGTTGTTTGAGGAGTTTGCTCAGATAATAGAACAAAGCGAAGCACAACAAATCGCTAATCAGTTAGAACAAAGCAATGCTCTTGCAGCTAGTCAACCAAGTCTAGAGGAAGAGATGATTAATCAAGAGTTAGGAGAGTAAAGAAAATGGCTAAGAAACCAGTAAACAAAAAAGCGGTAGATAAGAAAAAAGTACAGAAGAATATCAATCAGATATTACAGGGTACGTCTAATTCTACTGGTCTGAACAAAGTGAAGAAAATGAAGCAAACACCAGAAATTAAGAAACTCAGGACTAGTTTAGAAAACTCTCTTAAAAAAGAAAGAGCTAAATTACCATCTACAGCAAAAGCAAAAAAGCGTAGATTAAGCAGAGGCAAGAAAAAGGATTAGTATGGCTACAGTAAGAGTACCTTCTTTCTTAATTAAAGTAGAAAAAGAAAGAAAAGCAGAATTGATGCAATTGTATAAGCAGTGGAAAGCAGACCCAGTTGCAGAATTGATGGTGGAACATCTAGAGAGTGAGTTGACCAAACTTATTGTTGAAGATGAAAAGGATTCACCGTTATCATATTTTCAATCCCGTTGGAGTATTGCAAAGCGTTTAGGTAAACGTGAACAACTCCGACAACTAATCAAAGACCTTGAATAAAGGTACAGGAGCAACAAATGAGCTTTGACCAAAAGCCAGAACAAACAACTGACCAGTTGACATTTAGTGTAGGCGAACGTAGTTTTGATGCAGAATCAGCAGCAACTAAGATACAAAATGCTGACCAACACATCAGTACTATTGAAGCGGAGAATCAAGGATACAAAGAAAGGCTAGCAGCTTTAGAAGCTCAAGTCGCTCAGAGTACTAAGATTGATGATGCTTTAGCCAAGCTACAAAATCAGCAAGTACCTCAAGAGAACCAACCTAGTGGAGTTACCGCTCCTGTTAGTGAGGAACAGATCGGAGAGATTGCTATAAAGAAGATGCAGGAACAGCTCGCAGCACAACAAGAAGAAGCTAGTCGAAAGGCAGCAGAAACCTTAGCTGAGAGTACCTACAGAGAAACAGGTGAGAAGCTAACAGCTTTTTATGGGGATAAGACTGACGATGCTATGGCTGCTAAAGCTAAGGAGCTAGGTATTAGTAATCAAGCTATATTTGATATGGCTAAGAACCCTGTAACAGCTAAGTTATTACTTGAATCAATGAAGATAAGTCCTTCTGCACCACAATCAGCACCTTCGGGTTCATTCAATACAGCTAGTATCCATAATAACGCTCCTGAAAGACACATGGATTATAGCAAAAAACCAACCTCAAGTACAATCCTAGAAGCTCTGAAGAAGAGCGGTGGAACGTACAACTAACTATAAGGAAACTTTACAATGAGTCAAAATACTACTAACAGTGCTAACATTGTTAAGCAACAAATCTATGGAGAGATGTTACAAGAATCTTTCGAGGATAACTTGCTTGGCTTAGTAGGCATGAACGACATGACCTCCGACTTCCCAGTGGGAGATACTTTCAATGTTGATCAAATTGGTCAAGCAACTGTATCTGATTATTCAGAAGGTTCAGACATTGATTACTCAGCTATTGATACTTCTCGTATCACATTAACATTAACAGATTATAAGGCAGATGGTTTCTTCGTAACAGATAAACTTAAGATGGATGCTGGTGGTTCTGCTGATCGTCTATGGGCAAAGCGTACTAAAGCTAGCTCATTAGCATTTGGTAAGGACATGGAAGCAGAGCTTTATGTAGCTGCTAACGGTACTCAAACTGCTGCTGATACTAACTCTATCAACGGCCAACCACATAGAATCGCTCTAGCAACTGGTTACACAGCACAGAACTTCGTAGATGCTGTAGCTCAATTGAAGTTAAGCTTCGATAAAGCCAATGTACCTGCTTCTGGTCGAATCTTAATTGTAGACCCTAAAACGGCTTACAAATTAGGTTTACTAAGCTCTGGTGCTGTATTAGTTGCAGATAGCCCTCGCTTTGAAGGATTGTTAGAGACTGGTTTCTCTCGTGATCATAAATATGTACGTGATGTACATGGCTTTGATGTATTCGAGTCTAACTTACTTCCTGTTAGCACTGCTGCTGAAACGGTTGACACCGTAGCAACATTAGCTGGTTCAGAAGTTTGTATCGCTATGTGTATAGCTGATGAAGATTGTAAGCCAATGATGGGTGTTATTCGTCAAAGACCTACTGCTGCTTTCGAGCGTCAAGAGTCTAAGAAGCGTGATGCTTGGTCAAGTACAGCTTACTGGGGTTTTGCTTTATATAGACCTGAATCTTTAATCTGCTTAATCACTGATAACTCATAGGAGAAATAACATGGCTTTAGAAAATGTTGGTGGTCGTCAAACCATCTATGGTGCACAACCTGCTAAGAACAAGTTTGGTGCTGAAGTACAATCATCTGGTCAGAAGAAGGAACTACGTTTCTCTTTCAACTATGATGATCTTCCTGCTGTTGATGCAGATAATGAGATGTTGGCTTTATTGCCAGCGGGTTCTCAAATTGTCTCAGCTCACTTAATCGTTGATACAGCAATGGCTGGTACTTCTGGTACTATGACTATTGGTACATATCAAGCAGATGGTGGCGGTGCTATTGATTTAGATGGTATCGACGTAGCAGTAGCTCAAGCTGCTTTACTAGCTGATACAACTATCGTATGTGATGGTGCTCAAATCGGTGGAGGTATTGTTCTAGCTGAACGTGCTGCTATCGTAGTTGTTACTGGTGGTACTGTTACTGCTGGTGCTTTCCGCTTAATCGTGGAATATATCAACTAGAAAAACTAAGGAGAGGGGAGAAATCTCCTCTCTTTTAAAAATAATACTTGACATTTCAATAAAAGAGGTATATATTATATGGCAACACTAACCTTGTTAGAAGTAGTCAATTTCTACATGGATTACTCAGATGGGTTTCGGGTAGCCAATATTGACGATACTATAGAATCACTGCAAGTATCATCTATAGCTGAGAAAGTATTCTATGATTTAGTTAATGATGTATTCTCCTCAGATCTCACACAAGAGATAATTCAACTAGAAGCGTTAGCTGATTCAACTAGACCTAATTATTTAAAACTCCCTGATTCATCATTAAGAATCAAAGATTCACAAGTAATGTACAATGTAGCTACTGGAGCAACCGGAGCTAGTACACTAAACTTAAAGCAAATTCCCTATAAACGACCTCAAGATTTCTTAACAGAAGTTGGTAATAGAAGTACAAATCAAGCAAACACACAGATAGTCACAGATTCAAGTGGTTATAAGATGGTAATACAGAATAAGACAGCTCCTCAGTTCTTCACTTCGTTTGATGATTCTCTATTAGTATTTGATTCATTTGATTCGGATGTAGATTCAACTCTACAATCTAGTAAGTCTGGTGTTGTAGTATCTAAGCAGAGAAGCTGGACTCCTAGCGGCACGTATGTAATAGACTTCCCAGAGCACTTCCATATGACTTATTTGAATGCTGTAATAGCAGAAGCAAGTGAAGTGTTGAGAGAAGAACCTAGTCATACAGCAGCACGTAAGGCTAAGATGGGTATAATGAAAGCAAGAAAGAAGCAGAGAATTGGCTCTGACGGATTAGACAGCAGGAAACGGAAGTATGGCAGGTAGTATGTATAAAGAGACTATTGTAGGTAAAACTAGATCAGGTAAAGAAGTGGCCTTTAGAGTTAAAGAAGGTGAGAGCTTACGGACAATTTACTTCGTGGGTGGTGGTCAATTACCTCCTAGTTTACAAGGTAAGTGGACAGATGAGAGACAGATCAGAGCGCAAGTAACAGCTTATCTAAACAAAGACAATGAGCCTCTTGTAGCTCCAGAAGTAAAGCAAGCTAAAGAATATAAGAAGGCTGTATCGGCAGCTAAGAAGAGAACAAGTAAGCTAAAGCAACCAGAAAAAGAGAGTAAGTAGATGCCTAGAGCAAGAGGAGATAAGGAATATGTATTACCTGTAAAGGGTTTAAATGCTGAAGCTAACCTCTTGCATTTCCCACAGGAGTATAGCCCTGATCTTCTTAACATGGAGATTGACTATAACCCTCAGATGGTAAGACCTCGTAAGGGAATGAGTAGGTCTAGTCTCCCTCGTTTAGCTGACACTAGAAATACAAGTGACCACCTAGTAGCTATACAATCTTTCTTATGGGAAGGTGTTGGTGGAGACCCTGCATTAGATTGGATTGTTGTACAGATATCAGAATGGTTATATTTCTTTGATACTGATCAACTAAGTGACCCTACAGTAGCAGTACATACAGAAAGATATGATTTAACAGATGCTTTATCTGGAACAGTGAAGGGTACAGCAGCTTTACTAGAGCCTACAAGAGTAGTGTTCGCTAACGTAAAGGGTAATCTCTTAGTTACATCAGAGCAAATAGACCCTGTTATCATCCAATATGATGGTACGAATGTAGCACCTGTAGTATTAGGCTTAAAAATCAGAGATACTATAGGTATTGAAGATGGTTTAGAAGTAGATGAACATCCTTCTACTCTTACAGATGATCATAAATATAACTTATATAATCAGGGTTGGTACAAACAACGTAGATTAACAGCAGGTAGTAAGACAGAATCAGATCCGATAGCAGAATATCAGACACAATGGACCAGTGAATACCCTTCTAACTCAGATATTGTTTGGTTAGGTATGGTGGAAAGCTCTGGTGATCTTATCTTTGATGCTGAATGGCTAAGAGATCAAACCTTCGGTAGTACACCAGCAGGAAGAGGACATTACGTGGTTGATGCTTTTAATATAGATAGAGCAACAATACTAGCTACCCCTTCAGGTTCTGGTATGACATCAGGTGGTTCTTCTAGTAGCGGTGGTGGTGGTGGTATAGTCGTTGGTGGCGGTACAACTACTCCTCCTGTAACTCTACCATAGGAACTTAAATGGCTTTAACAGACCCAATAGAAACAATAGATGAGCGCCCTACGTGTTGTACTTATTCAGCAGGTAGAGTGTTTTATGGTATGAAGAACTCTCTTTACTTCTCGCAAGTAATGGAAGGAGAAAGTATAGATTTCCTTAACAGATGCTTTCAACGAAATGATCCCACAGCAGAACAACTCTCTGACTTACTAGCTACAGATGGTGGTGTACTACAGATAAACGAGGCTGTTAACATCATACAAGTAGAAGCTTTTAATAATGGTGTTATTGTCTATGCTCAGAATGGTATATGGTATGTTAGTGGTCCTGATACAGGGTTCACAGCTACTAATCATTTCAGAGAGCAAATATCTCATTCGGGACTAGCATCCCCTCAGAGCGTTGTAGCAGTAGAAGATGTACATTATTTCTGGTCTACAGAAGGTATCTTCTCGGTAGCTACTAATCAGTATGGTAAGCCAGAGGTAAGTAATATCATAGAAGGCACATTACAAACTTTCTATAATAGTATTACTCTTATCTCTAAGCAGAAGAGCAGTGGTGTACATGATAAGATTAAGAAGCAAGTAGAATGGTTCTATGCTTCTGGTGATCAAACATCAGCAACAAGCTATAAGTTTGCACATGATAAATCATTGGTATTAGATTTAAGAACTGGTGGTATGTGGCCTCAAGAATACAATTCAATATTAACAGAAGCAGCTGGTGATTTCATAGTAGATGGTGTTAGCACAAATAAGGCTACGGAGTCTGATGAGGTAACTTATCTAACTATAGTAGCTGGTTCTCCTTCTAGTACACAGAATTACAGCGTAGATTTCTCATTTAAGACGAGCACAGCCTTCCAAGACTTTAGTGCTGACTACCCTACAGCTTACATTGAGACAGGTTATGAAGCTCTAGATAAGCCTAGTAATGTTAAGACAGCTCCTTACATCAGTGTTCATTTCAACCAGACAGAAGAGAACTGGGTGGCAGATGGTTCTGGTAGCTTTGAGTTAGACTTGCAATCAGGTTGTCAGTTAAGAGCTAAATGGGACTGGAATAATAGTTCAGCTAATGGGAGATGGAGTCCAGCACAACAAGCTTATAGATTTAGAAGAGCCTTTATCCCTGCTGGAGCTGGAGTCTTTGATTCTGGTGAGAGCGTTATAACAACAAAAAATAAAGTATTGGGTAGAGGGAAAGCTCTTAGTTTAAGATTTGAACAAGAGAGCGGTAAGGATATGCAACTAACAGGATATACGGTTCAATGGTCGATCAAAGGAAAGATGTAATGAAGGAAGAGGTAATAGGTAGTATCAAGACTACCACTTATGAATTTACTCTTTCTGAATTAGCAGGTTTCTTGGTCTGCCATATTGATATATTCAAGTGGAACTCTGGAGTATATAAAGAGATGTTGACAGATTTTCGTCAATTGAGAGATGATGTAGAAGGTGATATCCATTGTTGTATCAACAAACAAAACAAGAAGTCTCAGAAAGTGGCTTCTCTCTTTGGTTTCTATCCTAAGTTAGAGACAGAAGATAAGATTATAATGGGGTTATAATGGGTGACGCACTAGATTTAACAATACTTGGTGGAGCTAATCAGGCTAGGAAAGGGCGCAAAGAAGCAGCCAGAGCTAGGAAGATACAAGCTAAGTCAAAAAAGCTCCAAGCTGGAAGACAGGCTATAGAGCAAATAAGACAGGCTCAGATAGCAAGAGCTGATGTTTCGCAACAAGCAGAGAGTACAGGTGTAGGAGGTTCAAGTGCTGTGCAAGGTGCTTTAGGATCTATACAGAGTCAAGCTGGCGGTAACATAGCTTTTGCTCAGACTCTCTCAACTTTAGCGCAACAAGCTAATGCTAGAATGGAATCATCGGCAAAGGCTTTTGGAAAAGCACAAGACTCACAGGCTGTCACTGGGTTAGCTACTACTTACTTCGGGGGAACTTAATAAGTGACTGATTTATTTCAAAGAGACTTGGTAGATGACTCTGCATTGGATTTCACTGCCCCAGTACCACAGCAGTCACCTACAGTATCTCCAGAGGAAGGTACGCTTGCTTTATTAGGGCAAGGGGTTCCTCTCGCTTCCCCAGAGATGGAAGAAGCACATAAGCAGATAATGAATATGGCAGCTATCGGAGATAGGACAGCTATAGATAGTGGGAAACAGAAGGTACTAAAAGACAAAGCAGATAAGATTACGGGTAGCCATCTTGCTATGGAGAATGTAGACCTAGAAGGACTACAGAGAGACTTAAGAAATAATAAGGTTACTACAGCAGAATGGAAAGCATGGGAAGCTAGTAAGAGTGTTACTCGGCAGCTATTAGAATCTCAAGAAGCACCTACAGAAGAGAAAGCAGAACAGATTAGAAAGACAGTGGAAGGCTTAACCTCTTTCTCTGTTAAACAGCAAGCTTTAGGTAGAGCACAAGTAGCTTTAGATACTATGCTTGAAGAGATGTCGATAGGTAGTATATTAGGTGATCTAGGACTGGCTATTCTAGAGCCCTTTGCTGAATCAGCTACGCTAGCTAATGTAGCTGGTGAAGTCACAGGAGTTAGCTCTAATCTAACTGGTATTCTACTTCCCTCTGTATCAGTAGATCTGGTATCTGAACATATGAGTAATAAAACTCCAGCAGATCAGGCAGCTATTCTGGATAAGATGGTCTCTGTTCTAGTTGACAGACAGAATCAATTTGGTATTGGTGAGAATCAATTAACTAATGCTGCTGTACTTGGAACACTGATTAATACAATAAAAGAGGTAAGGACAGAGGAAGGCTTCTTAGGTATGAAGAATGTGGACGATCTCGCATTGAACGGTCTTGTAATATTTGATGCACTAGGTGCAGCAGATCTAGGCAGAGCTGGTAAGACCATATTTAGAAGGTTCTTTGGTAAGATGTTTGGTAAAGCTAAACCTATAGCAACTTCAGCTAGTGATATTTTGAAAGTTAAGGTAGCTCCTTCTTTGAATCCTGATGTAGATGTTATATCTAAGAGAGGATCACTAGGAGATGTATTAGAACAAGGACAAGAAGGTACTATAGAGACAATCCTAAAGACTACTAAAGAAGGTAAGATTGATGAGGTTCTAGATGGTGTTGGATTAGACGTAGAAGCTATTAAACAAAGAGCTGGTCCTAAGATGACTGGTCACATAGACGATACATCACTGCCTCCAAGGACTACAAATCCTAGACTTAAAGAATTAGAAGAAACCTTTCAAGGTGGATTTGATATTAACTTGATTGGTCCTGCTAGTAATAGAGGAGTGAGAATAGCTGAGTTACAGAAAGAGTTAGTGGAAGCTACAAAAGGTTATCCTCATATTGATAAGTCTTTTGTTAAACCACCTAAAGACAATCTCAGCCTAGGTACAGCAGTTATGCGGTTCGGGAAGAACTCGAAAGAAGGGTTTGACGATGTAGCTCAAGCAGAGTTATTAGTCTCTAACTTCAAAGCGCAAGGGGAGACAGCTAAACTAATACAAGGTAAAGGTAAGGCATGGGTAGAAGTAGAAAGAAAACATGTACTAAGTGGTAAAGATGCTGGAGTATTCTCTAATGTCACAGGAGAAAAACTAACAGTTGAGAGACATAGAATAAATAGAGGTCTGTTTGGCTGGAGTGAATCAGTGAACAATATTGGCGAAGGTATGCATCCTCAAGCTATGTTTAGTTGGTCTAAAGATCTTTCAGGTCAGATTAAATCAGATCTTATAGATGTAGCTAAACCTTTTTTCAAGGTAGCAGAGAAGTTAGATCAAACAGATATAAAGAACGCATGGAGAGCTATAGCAGAAGGAGAGAAACTAGCTCTAGTTTTCGATGCTGGGACACTGAGAAGAAGGTATCCGGGAATATCGAAAGATGCTATAGAGGCTTACAGGAGTTATAGAGCTACCGCTGATGGTATGCAGATGATTAGATCAAGTGAGTTAAGAAAGAAGCTGGCGAGAGGTAATCACAAGCAATTAACAGTCGGTGATACAGAATTCTTCGGTCATGTTATGCCTGAGAAACCTACGCTATCCGTTCTTAAGGTAGATGAAGCGGGAGAGCCTTTAACAAAAGAGTTAATAGAAGGCAATGTTGTACAAGGTAGTCATATATTTGATCCTGTCAGTAACACTTCTATTCCTTTAACACAGGACTTCTTAGACAGTACATACGAGACTGGTGGAAGAGTTGTTAAGTTAAGCTCTAAGTTTGAGAGTGGATTGAATGGAGATGGATCTTATTCTCATCTTGTTATCCGTAGCTTGAAAGATATAGATATACAAGAGCTACCTCAGTTCCCTAACTATGGAAGAAAAGGTTACGCTGTAGAGAGATTCTATGATACAGAAGGTCAGGTTATTATAGAGACAGGTGTAGCTAGAAAGCTTAATGGTGTCGAGGTTAAAGGCTCGGAGACTATTGGTATAGTTAAAACACAAGGTCAAGCTAAGAAACTAGCTAACTACTTAAGAAATAAACACGCAGGAAGAACCTTTGAGATTAAAGACTCAAGAGAATTAAAGAATTTACTAGATGAATCTGCTGGCGGTAACGGTGGACAGAGCTGGTTAAAGAAAAGAAGAGAGCAAGCACTCATAGGTAAGATTGGTAAGAATGGATTACCAGAAGAAGATACTTTATTATCTGTTGGTGAAGCATTCCAGAAAAGTATACACAACACGGCTCAATTACCTATTACACAAACAGAAGAGATTTTATCTACTCGGTGGATGAATCAATATAGTAAGTACATGAAAGGTACAAAGAAAGGAGAAGGGTTTCCCAATACCTTAGATGATATATGGGATAACTTAGCTATAGAGAAAGATGGTATAGACCCTGCTGTTTTAAAGAATGATGCTAATACTTTACACTACAATATCTCTGCTATACGTTCAGAGAGGATATCTGAAGGAGTAAGAGCGGTAAGAGCAGACCTAGCTAGAATGGCTAAGAGTATGGGAGCTAACGATAACTTTATAGCTGAGATAGCAAGTGAGAGCTTAACTAAAGCTGCTAAGTCTAATCCAGTCGCTAAAAGTAAAGGCATAACTTCTTTAATGAGCATTGCTTACGGTATGGGTTTCCAGCTACCACAGAATGTATTCAGCGCTTTTGGTTTAATGGCTACACAAGGGTTTGATGGATTAAGAGCTATGAAAGATTCTTACCATCTTATCAGGGGACTACAGACAATAGGTAAAGGTGTTGACTACGATGTTATAGTTAGTAAACTTGCGAAGAGGTTTAATGTATCGGAGTCTGAAGCTAATATGTTTGTTAAGAGAGCTAAAGAATCAGGTATATTTGGGAATTCTGGCGATTTAGATAACCTGCTAAGGTTTGCTACTCATGCTACACATATAAAAAGCGGAAGACTAGCTTCTCTTGCTAATCCTATAAAGAAGCTAGGGAGGGGTGTTACTAGCCTAGTAGCAAAGAGTATTGATTTAACTATGCTAGGTTGGTGGTCAGCAGCTTACAGGAAGCAACTCAAGCATTTCAAAGGTCCAAAACATGGACAAGATTTTTGGGAGTCAGTAAGACAAACGACAAGAGATTTCACACAGAATCAGAATAGTAGTGATCTATTAGCCTTTGAGAAGCAAGGTAATCCTCTCGGTATTGCTATGCAGTTCACACAACATCTGATGAAATTAGGACATCAAGGGACAAAGATAATTGCTAAAGCTGGAGGTGCTAATGTTAATACAGTGTTTGCAAGCTCACAAGCGGAGGCATTAAGAACAGTAGCTATATATTTTGGTGTATTCGGAGCTGGTGGTCTAGGTAGAACAGGCTTACAGTTTATGCACGAACAATTACCAAAGGATTTAGCTAACCCTAAAACACCAGAAGCAAGAGCTTTAAGTAATGCTGTAATGGGTGGTTTGTTTGATGTGATATTAAATTCAGCTACAGAAGACCCTATCTCTATATCATCCGGTATAAGCCCCGGAGGTAGTATTGATAACGTAGTTAATTATTACAGTGTTATACAGAAAATGGTAGCGAGTGGAGAATTAAGCATAGATGCAATAGATGCTCTCGGTGGAGCCACTGTAAGCACGTTCAGTAACATAACTAATGCTTTTAAGGCTATTCCTCCTATTATAAAATCAGAGGTGTATGACACTCCTGAGAAGCTTATGAGGGCTGTGCAGGTAGTAGCTAAGGTAGCTAAGACAGGTGGAGACATTAATCTAGGCTTTGCTATGAATGAGATGGAAGCTAGATTTAGTAAGATGAGCGGGAAGGTTAGTGGTAGAGCTGGACTTAAAGCGGCTATATGGAAGACTATGGGTTTTAATCAGTATGCTTCTATTTTAGATCAAGGACAAAATAAAGAAGACTATTTAGAGAGAACAGAACATAAAGCTTTAACAGATGCTCTTGTAAAATCAGGTAGAAGATTGTTCATGGATATAGTAAAAGCAGATGATCCAGAGAGTTTAGATAAATGGAGAGCTTTAGTACAGGAAGAGGTGAATGCTGTTGGAAACCTAGCAATTACAAACTCAGAAAGAGAGAGAGTGACTAATACTTTAACAGACCATTGGATAAAAGTACTGATAGGTGACAAGGGTATGTTGGAGAGATTAGGAGGTCCAATGAAAGATATAAAACCTTATGCTGAATTACTAGAAGATTACGCAAGAAGTCCTGACACTTCTCCAGAACAAGCGGCAGCAGCAGAGAATATAATTGCTACAATAACAGAGGCACAAGAATAATGGCAAGTTTTGCTAAGGATGTAGTAACAGGGATAGATGTACCTCAAGTACAGGCTCCTGACTTCACACAGAACAGCACTACAGCACAAGACGTAGTTGGACTAGCTAGCTTTGGTTTAGGATTGAAAGCTAAATCTGATGCTAAGGAAGCTAAGATAGCAGCTCTACAGAAACAAGAGAGTATGGCTCAAACTGTTCTTAAGCTTTCTACACAGAAAACGTTAATGGCTGATCAAAAGTTTTCTTCTCACCAGATCAACAAGGCACAGAATAAACTACTAAGTAACTTCAGTGCTGTAGATCAATTGACTATTAAAGAAGAAGCAGCTAAAGCAGCGCATGGTGGTCCTCTCTTACAGAAAACTATTGACGCAGAACTTAGCAGGAGTAAGGCAGAAAGAGATTATAACGATTCTGTAGCTCAAGAAATAGGGGATGCACGAGCTACTCCAGAGAATCAAGAGAGAAGAGATACATATGTTAAGCACCAACAAGCTCTTGCCCTAGAAATAGAGAATCATAAAGCAGATTTAAGAACTCTGGAAAAAAGCGGGAAGACTATAGCTAATGATAACCTCGTAGCAGGACAACACGCTAAGGTTATATTATCTAGTATCTCTAATGCAGCGAGATTAGAAGTAGACAAGGAGCTAGCTAGTATAAAGAATAGGATAAACTCAACAGATCCTTCACAGAGAATAACAATAGATCAAGGAAAAGAACAACTAGTTCTTGCTATTACTACTGGTACTACTAATATTAATAATCAAATAACAGCTATGGCAGCAGAACAATCTCCTCTAGTACGTTCAGAACTATTAGCAGGTACAGCTAACCTAACCACACAGTACAACGATTATGTAGATATGTTAACCTCAGTTACATCGGGAGATAGATACTTCCAACTTCTTGAAAAAAGAATGAAAAATGATTTAACTGTCGTTAAGAGTAACCTGTTAGAAGATGGTCCTACTAGGACAGTGACAAGTTTAATAGAGCTTGGTTTTATGGATGCTGGTACATTGAAATCCTCTGTTGGTGCATCAGCAATAAAAGCAACGAGTACAGTTATAGGCTCAATAGAGAGGACCATAAAGGGGAGTTTATTGCCAGCGCCAGAAAGTAAAGATAGTTTCCTCTCTAAGTTATGGAGAAACAATGAAGGTTCTGATGGTTCGCCAGTTAGCAGTACGGAAGCTGAAGCTACAGAAGTTATAACAGAAGAAGTGAATAGAGTATCTAAAGATATTATGGATGGTGTAATAGGTGAGGGAAGAGAAGACTGGTATAATGTTATAGCTTCTAATCTGACAAAGACAATGGATGATGTTATCAACTCCCCAAAAATTGGGCAATTCAAACCTCACGCAGTAGATTCTGTAATAGGGCGTATACTAGATACCAGTTTTAAAAAATTCAGTGAATCTACTAGGAAAGAGATTGGAGACAAGATTGGGGACTACGCAAGTAGATTCTTCGGTACAGTTAACTCTGGTTCCTTTATCCCAGCTATAGATAAAGCTTACAGAAATGCAGTTCCTTCGGTTGCTGGTGATAAGAAGCTCTTCACTCTCAGTATGAAACCTACTACTAAGAACATACAAGTAGATTTAGTATCTGATAAGATAATCAAAGAGAGCCTTACTTCTCAAACATTAGGTAAGGAACCAAGCGATACTAAAGTGGAACAAGTTAAGCAATCTCTTCTAGGTTTTAAAAGACACGTAGAAGGTAATAAGGTAGTAACAAATGTTCTCAATGCTACAGCTAAAGCCTCTGGTTCAGACAAGGAACTAGTGACAAGCTTGGTATTAGATCAAATCTCTAAGAACTCTGATATAGGTGTTGATGAAAGATTCATTATAAAAACAGAGCCAGTTAGGTATGAGATAGGTTCTCCCTCTTCTGAGGCTGTAGTAACAGAAGAAGCTATTGCTCAAGCTATGCAAGAAGCAGGTATAACCTCAGAGACTAAAGACTTAATCAATGCTCTACAGAATGCTACCTCTGATGAAGAAGCGGCAGCGATAGCTGTAGAACTAAGGAAGCTCAATGCCAAGTAAGATTCAAATAGCAGTAGCGAAGGTCAGAGCTAGGAAGAAACTTAAAGAGCTAGAGAAAGCCCTAGAAGCCTCTGACAGCTCGCTCATTGAACGTATACTAGGGAAGATAACCTTACCTATCCCTGAGAAGGGAAAGGATGGTGAGAGAGGCTTAGACGCTCCTCAGATGTCTGATATACTTGAAGCTGTTACTCCTCTTCTCCCTGAGACTAAGATAGAACATACAACGGTAGTGGAGAAGTTAGATCCCGCAGAGATGGAAGACTTCATTAAAGGATTTCTACCTGAGACTAAACCAGAAGATAGGCCAGTAGTAGAGCAGATAACCAATACAATAGATGTCTCTGATGAGAAGTTAGAGGGGTTTGTTAGTCAAGAAGAAATGAAGCAACATCTAATCAAGATACAAAGAGCTATAACTGCTAGTCAATCTGGTGGTGGAGGTGCTACGCCAGAGGTTGGTCCTATAGTTAACCTCATAGAAGCAGATCAAGCTACTAACGTAGTCTTAGTAACAGATTTAGATACATCAAAGATAAACATAGTTCATGCTACCGTGGCTAGTTCAACTGTCCAACTACCAGCTATTTCTTCTAGCTATATAGTATGGGTGGAAGATGCTGTTAGCGGTGGTGGTAACATAACAATTACAAGGGAAGCATAATGTTTGCTAATTTTACAGAAGAAACATGTACTGGGACAGGTGCGACACTAGCGCT